ACGTAGCGCGCCTTCCGCGGATCGACCGAATGCGCTTCTTCGAGGCATGGGAGCGCCGGAACGGCCGAGCCTCGGCGGCGAACCTGAACGAGGCTGCCAAGGAGGCGTATCGCCTGCTGTCGAGTGGTTCGAGGAGCGCGCGGCCGTGATCGAGTTCGATGCCGGGCAGCGACGCATTCACGCTGAGTCCATGGCGCTGCGCGAGGTGGTCGAGCACATGGGCAAGGCTGCCGGGCGCGAGGCGTATGACCACATGAACGCGCGGAGGGCTGCAGCATGACCTTCGCCAGGCCAATCGATGAGCACCGCTACCGCGAGACCACCGAGCGTCAGGCGCAGATGCCGGGCGCGACTGCGCCGAGCTTCCGCTGCGTCGCCTGTAGTCGGCGGAGCTCGATGAAGGGCAGCAAGCGCACCGCCGTGGGCAGCATCTGCGCGAGCTGCCATCAGGCGCGCGAGGCGCGGCGGGCCAGGAGGCAAGCCGCATGATCGAATTCATCATCGTAACCGGCTGGTATTTCGCGCTGCGCTGTCTATTCCGCGTGGTTGATATCACCGACCCCGGCGCTCCGCTAAGCACGAAAGGCCCGATGGCCTGGGCAGGGCTGGCGTCTGACTTCGCTTTGTCCGCGTGGGCGATGTTGGTCATCAAGGGGGCGGCATGAAGGCTCGCATCCTCGCCCTGGGCCGTCTGAAGACAGGCCAGCGCAATAAAACCGAAGCGAGCTACGAGGCGCTGCTATCCGCGCGGCAGCATGCCGGCGAAGTGGCCTGGTTCCGCTTCGAAGGCATGAAGCTGCGCCTTGCGGACAACACGTTCTACACCCCTGATTTCGCGGTGATGCGCGCCGATGGGCAGCTCGAGTGTCACGAGGTCAAAGGGCACTGGATGGACGACGCGCGGGCAAAGATCAAGATCGCCGCCGAGATGTACCCGTTCCGCTTCCTGGCTGTTCGCCCGAAGGCCAAGCGGGATGGCGGCGGATGGGACGTGGAGGTGTTCGAGTGATCTGCGCCCACTGCCGCCGCCCGCTCAGGCGCCCCGCCGCGATGGTCGGCAAACTGGCGTTCGGCCCGGTGTGCGCCCGACGGCTGGGGCTGCTGGCGCCGGCATCGGTGCGACATGCGGTGTGCGATGTGCGGCATCGGGCTGAGAGGGATGACAGGACGGCGGATATGTTCGAGGGGGTGAGGGCGTGAGTTTGACGGCACGGCAAGGCGAGATCATGGAAATAATCGAAATGGATATAGGCGCGCTCGTGCCCTACGCGCGCAACAGCCGCACGCACAGCGCGGCGCAGGTCGGGCAGATCGCGGGCAGCATCCGGGAGTTCGGCTTCACGAACCCGGTATTGATCGACGGGAAGGGCGGGATCATCGCCGGCCACGGCCGCGTCATGGCCGCGCAAAAGCTCGGCCTTGAGCGCGTGCCGTGCATCCGCCTGGCGCACCTCACCGAGGCGCAGAAGCGGGCGTATGTGATCGCGGACAACAAGCTCGCGCTCAATGCGGGGTGGGACGAGGAAATGCTTCGGATCGAGCTCGAGGAGCTGAAGGCGCTTGACTTCGACCTGGCGATGACCGGGTTTGATGCGGGGGAGCTGGAGGCGCTGTTTGCGGATGGCGGCGAGAATTCAGAAGGGCAGGGCGACGCCGATGCCGTGCCCGCGCCGCGCCCCGAGGCCATCAGCAAGCCGGGCGACGTGTGGGTGCTGGGCAAGCATCGGGTGATGTGCGGGGATAGCACGAGCATTGATGCAGCCGGTGTGCTGATGGGGGGGGGGCATGGCTGACCTGCTCATCACCGATCCGCCGTACAACGTGGCTTATGAGGGCAAGACCGAGGATGCGCTCACCATCCAGAACGACGCCATGTCCGACGCCGACTTCCGCCAGTTCCTGCGCGACTGCTACGCCACCGCAGACGCCTTTATGCGACCCGGCGCTGTGTTTTACATCTGGCACGCGGATTTAGAGGGTCTGAACTTCCGCGCCGCAGCCCAGGAGGTGAACTGGAAGGTGCGGCAATGCCTGATCTGGAACAAGAACAGCCTCGTGCTGGGTCGCCAGGACTATCACTGGAAGCACGAGCCCTGCCTCTACGGCTGGAAAGAGGGCGCCGCGCACTATTGGGGCAGCGACCGCGCGCAGACCACCGTGCTCGACTTCAACCGCCCGCATCGCAACGGTGAGCACCCCACGATGAAGCCCATCGACCTGATCCAGTACCAAGTCGAAAACAGCAGCAAGCGCGGCGATGTCGTGCTCGATCTGTTCGGGGGGAGTGGTTCAACGCTCATCGCCTGCGAGAAAACGGGTCGCTGCGCCCGCCTGATGGAGCTCGACCCGCACTACGCCGACGTCATCGTCCGCCGCTGGCAAGACTTCACCGGGCAGCGCGCCACGCACTTTGAGACCGGAGACCCGTTCCCGGAGGCGGCGGAGGGCGTTCAATAATGGCGAACCGCTCACACGCTCCCACCGCAGAAACCCGCGCACAGGTCGAGGCGCTTGCATCGTTCGGAACGCATCAAGAAGACATCGCAAAGTTCCTCGGTATCTCGCACCCGACGTTGCGCAGGCACTACCGCGAAGAGTTGAAAGTTTCGGCTATTAAGGCCAATGCGACGGTCGGGAAATACCTGTTCAACCTCGCAAGCGGGCGGGCGATCAAAGACGGCGCGACGCATAGCGATTGCCGGTCTGCGGCGATCTTTTGGGCCAAAACGCGCATGGGCTGGACCGAGACGATGGACCTCTCGAACTCGGACGGCTCGCTCGGACCGACCGTCATCAAGATCGTGGCGGCCAAGAAGTGATCGAAGCCGAGATCATCCTGCCGCCCAAGCTGGTCGACGTCTTCGCGCCCGAGCGCGGGGCGGCGCAGTACCGCTGCGCGCACGGCGGTCGTGGCTCGGGAAAGTCTTTCAGCTTCGCCAAGATGGCCGCCGTGTGGGGCTATGCCGAGCCGCTGCGGGTGCTCTGCACGCGGGATCTCCAGGTCTCGATCAAGGAGAGCTTTCACGCCGAGCTCAAGGCGGCGATCGCCTCCGAGCCCTGGCTCGCGGCGCACTACGACGTGGGCGTCGACTACCTGCGAGGGGCAAACGGGGCGGAGTTCCTGTTCCGCGGCCTGCGCCACAACACGGGCGGCATCAAGTCGTTGGCGAAGATCGACCTGACGATCGTCGAGGAGGCCGAGGATGTGCCGGAAACGTCCTGGCTCGCCCTGGAGGCTACCGTGTTCCGGCAGCCGAAGGCGGAGCTGTGGGCGATCTGGAACCCGCGCCTCGATGGCTCGCCCGTCGATCAGCGGTTCCGCAAGACGCCCCCCGCGAACGCGCTGGTGGTCGAGATGAACCACTGGGACAATCCGTTCTTCCCCGAGGGGCTGGAAACGCTCAGGAAGCGCGAACAGGAGCGCCTGGACCCGGCGACCTACGCGCACGTGTGGGAGGGCGCGTACTTGACGAATTCGGACGCGCAGGTACTGGCCGGCAAGGTGCGCGTCGCCGAGTTCCTGCCCGGCAAGGACTGGGACGGGCCGTATCACGGCCTGGACTACGGCTTCGCGCAAGACCCGAGCGCGGCGGTCAAGCTATGGATTCACGACGCCCGCCTATGGGTCGAATACGAGGCCGGGCGAACCGGGCTGGAGATCGACGAGACGGCCGCGTTCCTCAAGGCGAAGATCCCCGGCATCGAGCTGCATACCGTGCGCGCAGACTCGGCGCGGCCGGAATCCACCTCCTACCTCAAGCGCAACGGCCTGCCGCGCACCGTCTCGGTCGAGAAGTGGCCCGGCAGCGTCGAGGACGGCGTGGCGCACCTGCGCAGCTATGCGGAGATCGTGATTCACCCGCGCTGCGCCGAAACAATTCGCGAGGCGCGGTTGTGGTCGTACAAGGTCGACCGCCTGACCGGCGACGTGCTGCCGGTGCTCGTGGATGCGCACAACCACTATTGGGACGCGGCGCGCTACGCCCTGGCGCCGCTCATTCAACGCAGGGATGCAGGCGCCGCGGGCGCGAGGATCAACGGACTATGATGATGGGGACGACGATGCCGCACGTGACCGCCTATGTGACCTTCGTTGCGGTCGATGCGCAGGAGCGCGCGGCGCGGATCGAGTACGCCGTGCGGCTGCTGCGTGCGGGGCTCACGCGGCGCGAGGCGTCCGGACGGATCTTCCAGCGATACGAGTG